TACCCTCCCTCCAGCCGCAGTGTTCGCCCAGGGTGACTTGGTTCGCCAAGTCCTCTGGCCCGCCCTCGTCGCGAGAATACCTCAGATCCTTCCATATGCTCCGCATACGGAAGAGGCAATTCTGCAGCGACTCGGCGGTTTCGTGCCTGGTCGGGTCTACCTCTCGGCAGACCTTACCAAGGCGACCGACGGTTTCGGACATGATGCCATCTTGGCTGTCGTCAAAGGACTCAGGCGTGCGGGTTTCCCCTCGCACCTTGCGTCCCAACTCGAGTCTAATCTCGGAGTTGGTCATGACGTGCATTATGTCCGGTACGACCGGTCGCAGCTCACGAAGCGAGCGTGGCTGGAGTTGCAACAACGTTATCCTGTGAATGAGGATGGGGAAACGATTAACGTCCCGAAAATGCGTGGAACCCTTATGGGTACTCCATGCAGTTTCTCGATATTGTCGATCCTCAATCACTGGATGAGTGATAGACTCGGTTCGCGCAGAATCATCTGCGGAGATGATCTTGCCGCTATCACACACCCGGATAACGTTGCTTCCTACGCCCAGAGAGCTTCTGGAATAGGAAGCGAACTCCATCAGGGAAAGAGCTTCAGGTCTAGGATAGGCTTCGTGTTCTGCGAAGCTTACGCCCTTCTTACCGAAGAAGGGAACTTGAAGTCCTTCCGCCCGCCTTCCCTGAAGGAGTTCGTGCGAGAGGGTAATGGGGTCATGTGTCAACATGCTGTTGATTCTTCCTCTTTCAACCGACTGGCTCGTTGTGCTCGTACATTGTACAAGAGGCAACGAGAGCAGGCAAAGAAGAAGAATCGCTCGCCGGAACTCCCGGCTGTACTCGGCGGCCTTGGACATCCCTGTAAGGGGAAGTTGAAGGTTCCTGCCAAATTCCGAGTATGGCTTAGGGAGTTGTACCTTTGCGAGAACGAACAGCATGGTGGCCCACACGACCCAACGAAGTACGTTTCCACACTTACTTCGCCCGCGGTGCCCCTCGACAGGAGGGGGCTCCGTGAACGTGTCACACAGGTTCGTGACTGGCTGGACGCCAGAAAGATTGACGAACCACAGCCTGGTGACGCATTTACCACCAATCGTGAGATAAGCGCATACTCGTCCATGTGCGCTAACCTCACGTATCTTGCAGGAGGTGGTAGGTTCCGTAAGTGTAGACCACAAGAGGTCAAAGTAACAAGACAGAGGTGGCCCAAGCCCATCGACGGTTGTCGAGGGGGGGTCTTGTCCACTCAAACGAGGATTAACCAGGTTCTCGAGTGGGACAGGAGAGCTCGGAGCGAGCTCGGCACCTATCTTGATGCACCGCTTCAGACGCACATCCGGCGTAGGATATGCGCCCACCGTGAGATTGCTCTCACGGGAGATGACAG